CACGGCGAGGACGACACCCCGCGCGAGGGCAACCACGCAACCAACGGACAGCGCACGCCGCAAGCGTTCGAGAGCGGCAAAACCGCCAGCGAAAAAGTTTAACAAACTTTTAACAGTTGGCAAAATTCCCAGCTTTTGAGGGAATGAGCATTAAAACTTTACAAAGATTTAATGCGGAGAATTTCAAAGCTGGCGCGACAATTCGCGCGCCTGCCTGCTGAGGCGTGGAGCAGCAGTGTGTAAGGCTTAACCTTGCATTTGAGAGCTATTGGACGGTATTCCCTGCCGTTGCTGATAGTATAACTAATTGGCGGCTTGCCTGAAATTGGGATAAGCGGAGAACTCTTTGTCGCGAGCCTACTGAAAATTCGCCTTTGAACTGGTTATGGCGCGTGCCGCGCTGTAACTTGCATTGGTGCCTGAGTGCCTCAGGCGCATTGTGAATTAAACGTAGGCAAGCATGAACAGTTTGACGTGAACATGAAAAATCCTCTAGCCTTGATGCAAGTCAGGGCTTTTCCCAGTGGGCTTGACTGGCTTCGGCTGGTTGAGCCTACATCAAAGGGCTGGCACTCTTTGAGGGAGGAAAAACATGGAACAGTATTTCGAAAAGGCGCAGGAATTGCGCAACATTATGCGCAAATACAGCTCTGAAGCAATGCGAACCAACACCCCCGTACCTGAGGATTTCTACGTGAAACAAAAGGAACTTCACAAAGTTATCCGTAACTGTAGGGCATACTGCAAGCGTCACAATCTCGAATATGTCAACATTTGAATAACTTGTTGCCAGCCTTTTGATGTGGGCTTAGAACCCACAAATAATAATACGCGCCATTGAGCGCAAGGAGGATTTATCATGAAAGAAAATACTGAGAAGAGGACTCTGGGCATCATTCTCGACGAGCTGAACAAGAAGGTGGACGCTTACAACAAGCTGGACATTATCGACCCTCAGCGCGTTGAGCTGACCGACGAAGCAAAGAAGCTCGTTGACGAATACAACGAGGTTTCCCTGCTGACCGTCTGGAGCACCTGCATGAAGGCTGACCTGCCCGTTAAGGCACTGGTTGAAACCTTCTCTTACAACACCGTGTCCATTAAGGACGCACCCCACAAGGAAGTGGTGAACGGAGTGAAGCGCACTCTGTACACCCGCAGCGTGACTGAAAAGCCCCGTATGCTGGACATCACCAAGTTCATTGAATGGGCGGCTGAAGGCAACAAATTGATTGCCAATTCCAAGGACTGGAAGTCTAAGATGTTGGCGGCTAAGGTTGCCATTAAGACTGAATGGAAGAAGTGCCTTGCGGCTAAGGGCGATAGCCATAGCTACAGCATTCGCAAGATGAAGGCGGCGCTTCAGGAAATGTTCGATGCCTTGCTCTTCATTCCGACCGAAAAGGGCAGGAACGCCCTTGTTGCCAACAGTACCATTGCCAATTTTGCGTTCGCTTTTGCGAACAAGCTCGACCCCAAGGTTGATACGGATGCGCCCGACGGTAGCATTCTGCCTGAATCTAACTGGAAGGTTATTCAGATGAAGGTTATGCGCACTGCCGTAACTGGCAAGGAACTCAACATCAATTACAACGACGAAGAGGATGAAGTCGAGGTTGATGAGACCACGACCGCTGAGGAAAAGACCGAGAATAAGTAAACCTATATAGAAGGGGTTGGCGCAGGTCAGCCCCTTCAATTATGGGCTTATAACTACATTATACCCATACAGGAGGAACAACTATGAATCGTAAACCCAGTTTCACTTGGTGGGATAGGCTTGGTCCATGCGTAGTCTACCCTGTTTCCATCCACGTTTCTGGTCGGCAGTGGGATGAGAAAAATATTCTCGTTCCGTTGCAGGCATGGCAGGAAGGTGTCCGCAAATTCGGTTTTGTGGATAGCCGTGGTGTAACTTTGCCCGAATACACTGTTACTCCGAAGGTTGAAAAGAGCTTGTCTGATGCTGTTGCCGCCTGCGAATCTTTTTACAATAGCATGAAAGAGATGCGCCGTATTCAGAATGAGCTTGACAGCATACGGAGTAAAATGGACGATATGTCTTATAACTATGACATTCCGTTCTTTGAATAAACCCATATAAGACGCTTCGGCTATGTCGGAGCGTCTAATTATGGGCTTATGACAATATGACGCCCTAATAGGAGGTATAACAATGACCAAGTTTGAGCAGGTAGGAATTAACTACCAGCATGAAGCGACCACCAAAGAAGATGCCAACCGCAGCTTCAAGTATAGTTGTGACTGTTGTTGCAATCGTGGTATGCACATTAAATGTGACCGTTGCGCCATTGCCACGGTGCATAGCCTTGTTATTGCGGCATTTGACTCTAAGAAGAACTAGGAGGGTTACGTAATGTATCAGCATCAGAGTGGGCGCACGGGGCGTCTTTGGAAATTGATTCGTACCATAGCTAATATCAAGTTCAAAATGGTCTGCATGCGTAATGATGGCAAGGCCACAACCGCAGAGTATCATGCTCTGCGCAAAAAGAAGAAGGAGGCGGAGGCCGCGCTGCGGCGTTATCTGTAATCAAATTCGTTAGCACGGCGACGCAGGCTGTGCAGCAAAGAGTGAGAGCGGCTAAGGCTCTTAGGCTTTGATGAGTAGAATAAACTCATCACGTGCCCACAAATAACACAGCGAACTGTATACAGTTTTTTGATTTTATAAATGTGGGTACACCCTCTTGAGCAGAATACCTTGATGTGGTAAGAGGGCTGCGCTAACATGCTCTAAAAGTCTGCGTGAAAATAATGACAATTAAGGAGGTGTAATCATGGATTCCTATGAGGCACGTTTGCTCTACAAAATTACTGAACTTGAAGTCACTGGTAGAACTACGTTCATTTGCGAATCCGAGTTCAATGAACTCAAATCACGCATTGAATGTGACAATCCGAGTTATAGCATTCGCAAAACTTCAAACCCGTTTATTTGTGAAGGTTATATTGTTCCAATAAGGGAAATGAAAAGTCCCTGAGGGAAATTGACAACAGCACGCATTTGTGCTATAATACTGATGCGATAAACCTCATGGTGGTTTTTCACATAGCAAGGGAAAGGAAATTCTTGGCGGGGTCTCCTTTCCCACATTCTAAAAGGAGGATTGTATATTGATCGACTATGAATTCCAACTGTTCCTTAATAAACTCAATGAATATCTTGCAACGGAAAAGACATTCGTTGAAAATTCTATTCGTACAACGGAAATTAAAAATGCCGCTGAAGTGACGCGTGAATTGTTTCCTGAAGCGAAGATTCGCATTGACAATGATCCTCTGCAAACTGGCTCATTGTATCTCCACATTGAACTTGCCAACATTAATCTTAGTTCCGAAAGGGAAATTAAATTCTTCTCCGAGTTAATTTCTGCATCGGACAATTTCGAAATTTACGCGCATCAAGATGGCTATATCGTTTTTACACTACTCTTTCAGAACGCATACACCAGAAACTAACAATAAATAAAGTCCCTGTTTCCAATAACGGAAATGGGGACTTTTCACGTCCAATGTGAACGAACAGCCATAGTGCTAGAAAGGGAGATAATAATTATGACGCTGAATGTAAACAACAACGTAACCATCAATGGAACCCTTGGCCACCACACCCATCATTCGTGCAAACCCGTTATCAACAGAACTACCGGCGATATTTATGCTAGCGCAACGGATGCGGCGGAAGCACTTGGTGTTTGTATCCACGCAGTATCTGATACTTGTCTTGGAAAAGTGAAGTCTTGTAAGGGAAACAAACTTGAATACCTCGACAAAACAAGCGGAAATGTAGACTCTTTGACTGCCGAAATTCGCAAGCTCTGCGCAGAAGTTAAACAGCTTAAAGCAGATGCGGAAGTCGGTAGAACAATTCGTGAAGAGAAGGAAAAGCGGACTAGAGCAATTGAAGCTGCGAAGTTTACTCTTGAAAAGGCAAATGAAAAACTTGAGCGGCGCAAGAGTATTGTGGAGCGCAAAGAAGCAGAATACCAGAAGGTAATTGAACGTTATTCTGCGGCAGAAAAGGAAGTGCATGAGGCAGAACTTGCACTTCTTGCGGCTGAAGGCAAAATTAAAACGGAAATGGGGGATTAAAAGATGAGCATATTTGCAATCCTTATTGCGGCAACCGCATGTGAAAGCGCCATAGACTTTGCAGAAACTTGTATTAACAAGGGAAAGGAGTATATGACCCATCAGAAATTTAAGCACACCGCACAGGCAAGACGCTATAAAAAAAGAAGATTTGTTTAGAAGCGAAACCTATATAAGACGCTTTGCTAATAAGGCAGAGCGTCTAATTATGGGCTTAGCTCAAATAAACAAGGGAGGTAGTACAATGAACCATCTCTACTATGAACTGAGTAACGGAGAATTGGTACCCAAGCACAAGGTAGATGCTGCTTTTGAGTTAATTGAGCGGTTGAAGGAAGGGTGTTCAATTGTTGGTCTTTCTGATATTGATGTGTTTACTAAGGGAGATAAGCTTGACGCAATTCTCCGTTTTCGCAACAAATACGACACTCCAATTGCTGAAGCGAAAGAAGCAATTGAATTTTTGAGGGAGGAATAATCATGCAGCGTGTAGCAACTTTTACTAAGATTCAGGGTAACGGAAATATAGAAGTTATTATGAACGGCATTGTTAACAAGGAAATTCAGCGCCTTCGTCGGCAGGAACTTATTGAACTCAACAAGGCAAATGAAGAGCTTGAAAGGGAAAGAGATGCGGTTAAAATGATTAAAAAACAGCGCGATAGGTTACTTGCAGAAAAGTACGCAGAAAGCAAGCCTAGGCGCATGAGCATTAGAACTCGTGTAAAGGAAAGCATCATTTTTGCATGGGCATGTCTCATTTGTTGGAGTGAAATGCTTGGATTGATTGAATATATTGGGCCTAAGAAAGGGAGGGAAAAGAAATGAAAATTAAAATCACGAACTTTTCTTGCTATGACAATGGAATTACAAGCGAAACCGAAAATGTCTGTAATGTTATTGATAAAATGATTCAACTTGCCGCAAAGGTAACTGAGCGCTGGGCAAGTGATATTGTGTATGATATCAATGAACTTACTGATGCAATAAAAAATAAAGAATCAATTGACAAGATTCTTTTCTTCCGCGAAAACGGAGTTACTACAAGGGAAACTAATAAATTGACAGCAGAACGTTATGATGGTCTCCTATGCTGTTTCACTCCTATTCAAACATGGAGGCTAACCCACAACCCAGACACGATGGAAACAAAACTTATTCGTGTCAACGTAAGAAAGGAAGGGCTATACTGATGGATGAAATTATTAGAATCCTCATGGAACGTGATGGAGTAAGCCGCAAAGAAGCAAAGGAAATGTATCTTGAATGCAAAAGCGAACTCATGGATGCTATATCCGGTACAAGTTGCCTTGACCCTGAAGAAGTTCTTGCAAGTGAACTTGGGTTGGAGCCCGACTACTTCATTTACTTCTTATAACGGAAAGGAGATATTAGCATGACACTGAAAGAATTTGCAGGCGTTGATTCTTTTTATAGAGAAACTGAAAGGGAAATCTCGCATACAGAATACATGCACCGTATAATAGACAAGTTAGGACTTGAGAATATCGCACGCTATATTCCATTTGACATTGATTGCCTCAAAGAGAAATTTAAGAGAGATAAGTATTTTAACAATACGGCAATACAAGTATGGGATGTAGCGGCAGGGTTTATACCACATATAAACAGAAAAACACATACTCTTGAATATAATCAATCTCATAGCGGACTTGCGTATCTATTCATTGATAACAGAATTACATGTTTTAGTGTATCTGAAGGAGTGAGTGTGCTAAAGGAAGCCGCAAGAATTTTGTGTGAGGAGAATTAAAGCAATGAACAAAGACCAAGCGAAACGGCTTTTTGTAACAGCGTGCTACGAAAATGTTTATAATTTGCGTACAGCTATTAAGAAAGACAGACTTATGGTTCAAGAAGATTGGGGCATCTTTACTGATAGACTTTGTCGTGATGGAGAAATCTCAATGAAACAGTATGAATCATGGACTTTTCCGTGGCCTAAGAAAGGGAGGTAACACAATGAAATCTTCTGAAATGAAAATCACTGTAAGCCGCAGACCTGATGGAGTTCCTGAATTTACATTTCCTAAAGAATGGGACTCTGATAAGATTATTGAACAGATTAGTGAATTGTGTTGTACACTTTCCGAAGAACTTGCGCAAGAGAAACGCATAAATTGGGTTTACAAATGTATGCTTGACTATGATAAAAATGTGGGGCATATCTATGGAGAATAAATACAGCATCATTCATATACACGACCACTACGAAATTTACATCAATGGAAGATTCTATTGTAGCGCAGACACTATGGAAGAAGCAGTAAGAGAAATTGAAGGAGGAATTCTTTATGAGTAATAACAATGGAACCAGCGGAGCAGACGTAGTATTTCATCTCTTTATGACGTTAATTACTGGCGGTGTCTGGCTCGGAATTCTTGTTGTCTGGCTGATCATCAAGGCAGTTTCACAAAAGTAATTAAATTGTTTCCAGAGGAGGTATAATGAAAATGCCCTTAAGGTCACATCATAATGATTTCTATTCGCTTACTATGCGGTTAAACGTTAATGATAAACTTGAATATATTGAAATCACTGTTAGTTTTACTAACAAAGCTAACGGAAAGCAAAAAACTAAACAATTTGCCGCGAGCGAATTTCCAAAGGCAATTGCTTACTATAACGAAATTGAAAACATGGAGAATAATAATGTCTTTGTTGTATGGATTACACACCATAGGTGGTAGAAAACATCGTTTATGCATATCTTTTGCTGGTAAAACAGCTAAAGGGTGGAAAAGTGCATATAATGGGCCTCCATGGAAAAAATGGTTCAACAATCCAATCTTTCACAACAGAAGCGGATACGACCAAATGCTTGATAGATATAGAGTTTGGTTCATATTCATGTGGTTTATTATTCGATGGTAAAGGAGATAGCACCCATGACAGTTGAAGAGCTTAAACTTGAAGCCGCAAAACTTGGATATAACATCACCAAAAAACCAGAACCAGTTAAACTTTTGCCATGTGTTTGTGGACACAACAAAAGACACTTGTGGTTTAATTGCGAAACCCAAATGCATTTTTATAGATGTGAATATTGTGGTTTTGATGGTTATCAGTCAAAGACTAAAAAAGACGCAAAGACAAATTGGAACAAAGCTGTTGAGGAGGCGAGGAAAAGTGAAAGCAATTAATATTGATTGGGATATTGACTACGAAGAAGATAGAGAGTCGCTTCCAACAGAAATTGAGATTCCTGCCGACATGAAAGATGAAGATGAAATCAGTGATTATCTTTCAGATGTAACTGGATTTTGTCATAAGGGATTTGAATTAATCTAATAAAGGAGGTAAAGCAAATGGCACAGTTCAAAAACTGGAAATGCAATAGTTATAGATTCAGCAGTAAAAAAGAGAAAGATTATAGTTATTTAGAACTTAAGGAGTATTTCTATATAGACGGCAGTGAGGTAATCTATTGTAAGAGAGACTTTGGAGATTGCGAAGCTGGAAACTACTATCTTGTATCTGATGGCACATGGTATGGTTGTGGCTTTGTTGTAAATGAGTACGCCCCATTTAAATCATGGTTTGACAGAGAATATATGAAGGAAGGCAAGGTAAATGAAACTTTGGGTTGATGATGTGCGTCCTGTTCCAGATGGATATTGGTTGGCTCAATCTGTTAAGCAAGCAAAGCTCGCTATTCAAATTGTAGAACAAAGTTCTGAGCCTATTGAACTTATTGACATTGATCATGATGCGGGCGACTACGTAAACGATGGTGGAGATTATATTAACCTTCTTAACTGGCTCGAACAAACTGGTCGTAACTATCCAATTAAAATTCACAGTATGAATCCTGTTGGCGTAGAAAACATGCGACGAATCATTAAGCGAAATGGTTGGACGGAAATTAAAGGAGATTAACCATGAACGAAATTGCAGTGAGTCTCGTAAGATTTAGAGACACTCTGGAAGACAATTCTGAGGAACATTTTGGCGTTCTTTTTGAAAACGGATTTATCTTGTGCTTCTGTTGTGGTGGATACGTAGAACCTGAGGACTATGAAATTATTGAAAATTATAATGGATTTGCATATCTGGATGAAACGTTGAAATGGCATTATTGAGGAGATATAATAATGAAATATTACGTAGGTATTGCGATTGACGGTAGAGTATATGTAGAAGTTGAAGCCGACAACTTTGACGAGGCAAAAGAAAAGGCAATTAAGACTTTCGAGGATATGGACTTTGGTCAACTTGAAAATATTGAAGCAGAAGTTATCAATGCAGAAGACGAAAAGGGAAAGTTTAAGAAATATTAAAGGAGAGTGATAAAAATGGACACATTAATAAACATAGCAATATTGGGAGTTTTCATGTATGCTTGCGCTGGCGACTATGAACCAATGAAGAGAATAGGATTTTTGCTAACCATTATAGGAATGGTTGGTTCATCGATTATTTACCAAAGATTAAAAGAAAGGATTGAAGAATTAGAAAGACAAATAAACAAGAGTAATGATATAATAGCCAAGAATAGACAATACAAAATGAATGGCAGAAGGGGATTATAATATGGGCTGGACAAGTTATCATGTTGAACCAATATATAATAACGGAAAGCTTTTCATAGACCGTAAAATAGAATGCGATAAGATGTTTAGATGTGATGCAATTCATAGCGAGACAAATAAGATAGTTGGTAAATATGAACTTCTAAAATCTGCTATGGTTGGTGGTACTCATTATGCTGCAGTAAAGAAAACTATCTTTGCAACAGAAACTGAACCAGAACGAATCATAGTGTTTGCAGCCATTACATTGACCCGTGTTGACAATAAAAACTATTTCAACTTTGCATATAAAGATATAGAAGAAAGCATGGGACCTTGTGAACACAATTGTCCAAAGTCAATCTTGGATTTATTAACCCCAACTGATTCTGAATATGCAAAAGAATGGAGGAAAGATTGTTATGAGAATTTGAAGAAAAAGCGAGATCCAAATACACTTGCAAACTTACCAATTGGAAGTGTAATTAAATATACACATCGTAACGGAATGGAAATAGAACTTTTTAAACATCCAGCAGCGTATCAATTTAAACGCCCATTCTGGATGATGTGCAATGATAACAAATATGTATCTGCGAATCATATTCCTAGCAATTATGTTGTTGTTAAGAGGGGTGAATAATGATGTTTGATATGTTGTACATCCAAGGTTATACGGCTGCATTGATGGATGTTCTTGAGGTTATGGAAAATATTCAAGATGATTTAAAACGGCATAAACGAAAGCAAAATTATAAAACGTACAAAGCAATTATTGGATGTATGCTTCATAATCGTGTGATATTGCGTGAAAATCCAAATGCATTTGTTCGATGTAATGATAATGCAAATGACGGGTTTGAAATATATATTGAAAGTAAAGGAGTGTATGATGTAGATGAAAACAATAGTTGATTACTTAAAACAACATAAACAATTTACAGGGGAGATTGGAGGCTATAAACTTAAACTTAAATTAGAATACTTAAACATAATCATGGAAGTCGAAGACATGATATATTGCAAGGTTAATGTAAACAGGTCAGATATTTGTGAAACTTTGCAATATCTATTTGAAAACTTTACGGAAATGGAAATCCGTTTTTGTGAAGAATGTGGCAAGCCTTATGACAGAGGGTTTACCGCAGAGAATGGAGATTGGTATTGTTGTGAAGAATGTTTTGAATCAACAATGGATAGGGATTATGGCAGAGGCAACTGGAGAGCTGCTAAAGAGGAAGGAGTGCATGGTGGTTGGTATGAAGCATTAAGAGATGGTAAGTGGGAAGACACTGGAATCTACTGGACTGATTGGAACTAAGAAAGGAGACAAAGTAATGAAAAACACAAATAAGATTTATACTCACGACGAAGCAATGCTAATCGTAGAAGAATTTGAAAATGTACTAAACGAATACGGAATTAAAGTCCCCAGTCCCGAAGATGATGAACGAGATGAGGAAAGCGAAACAGGGCTTTATGGAAGTACTTATAGTGATTTGCTTGACGCTGTTGAATATATGTTGATTAAGGTTCTTGAGCGCCATTCAAATGATACAGAAGTGATTGAATATGAGTTTTCTGGAAATGTTTAATTGATATGTAGATGATATCAAAAAAACGATTGACATTATTACGACAGCACTTAAAACAACCGATTTTGAAACGCAAATGATTTATTACGTGAGCAGTTGGTAAGGAGGTAGCAATATGAAATTTGTAATGAAGGTAACAGAAACGCTTTCTCGAACAGTAGTTGTAGACGCAAATGATCAAGACGACGCAATTAGTAAGGTAGAACAAGCATATGACAACGAAGATATTGTGCTCGACTATAAGGACTATGATGGATATGACATTAGCGCAGTTCGTATTGCGTGCCCCGGAGACCTTGAGTGGTACGGGGAGCTGGAGGTAAAAGAATGAAAATATATACAGTAGAAAGAATGGATAAATTTGATTATGACTTTTCAGTTGAGTTGAAGAAGTGCGGTTGCTTCTATGATAAAAAGAATGCACTTCAAAAGGCAAAAGAAGTGTATGAATCCATGTGCGGCGAATATGAAGATGGCATGGCTAAATACGCTGACGAGGAAGATGAGGCCAGCGGCAAAACTCGTATTGAGGAGGATACAGAAAACGGATATTATTTGGTGGCGTTCGGCTTTGAAGAGCATTATGAATGTCATAGCGTAGCCGTTGAAGAGTACGAAATTGAAGATGAGCTTTCACATTGGGAAAAGCGAAATGTATATGACGAGTTGCACGAAGACTATCTGATTGAAGATATTAAATGTAAGCTCGAAGAAATGGAGGATTACACTGCAACAAATGAAGACTTGAAGAGTATAGCATATAAGGCACAGAAGACACTGGACAACAATGATTATTACTGGGATTCTTATTGGTGTACGTTGGAAAACGTAATTGAAGATTACTTCAGGGAGGCATAAAACATGAGCATGAGAGATTATGCGGTTAATGACTACGGTCTTATAATGACAAGGGATATGCTGAAAACTATCTGCTCGAAATATTGTCCTGATTATACTGAAGAGAAATATGATAATGACGAATGTGGCTTCAATAATGACTTGTATGAAGCGGGAATTGTAGAATATATTAGTGATTTCACTGGCGAGTCAATGGCAATTGATAATGATGGAAGAGATATTTATGATTCTGGCGAAACATATGATGATGACATAATCTATTATGTACCTGTTAAACAATATAGTACATTGTTCAAAGCAGCATATTACAACATGGATGACCTTGTAAGTGAATTCAGATGGTCTCTTCATGATTATTTGCCCATTGATTTTGATTACAAGAAATATATTCGTCACATTGTAGGCACCTATTACGGTTAAAGTTAACAACGTAAAATAAATGGAGGTATATTATTATGGCAGCTAATGTTGAGTCTATGTTCTATGTAAGGCAGGTTCCGTGGCATGGATTAGGGACGATGGTTCAGGAAGCACCTACCAGTGAAGATGCACTTCACATAGCAGAGCTTGATTGGCGTGTTGAGCAGACTCCTGTATTTACGGATGCAGGTATTGAGATTCCTGGCTATAAGGCAAATAGACGTGATACTGATGGTTCTATTCTTGGTATTGTAAGCGACCGCTATAAGATTGTGCAGAACACTGAAGCATTTGAGTTTACTGACGCAATTGTTGGTGAAACAGAAGATGGAGTTGTTAAGTACGAAACCGCAGGTTCTCTTTGCGGTGGTAAGCGAATTTGGTTGCTTGCTAAGATGCCTACTAAGAAGGTGCTTGATGATGATGTAGAACCGTATATGGTATTTGCGAATTCTCATGACGGAACTGGAGCAATTAAAATCGCAATGACGCCAATTCGAGTAGTTTGTCAGAACACAATGAACTTGGCACTTAGCACCGCAAAGCGTCAATGGTCTACGAAGCACGTAGGTGATATGCAGTCTAAGCTCGAAGAAGCGAAACTGTGCCTGCGAATGGCAGATAGTTATATGGCCAACCTCGATGTCGAAGCTGACCGTCTTGCAAACGCAAAGCTTTATAGGGAACAGATTGAAGAGATTCTTGATGCAATGTTCCCTGTAGATGACAACACAAGCGAACGTAAGAAGAACAACATTGTACAGTTTAAGAACCAGTTCTGGACTGCATATAGTATGCCCGACATTCAGAAATTTGAAGACAGTGCGTGGATGGCTGTAAACGCTATGAGTGATCTTGTTACCCACTCCGCTCCTCGAAGGAACACCACAAGCTATAACGAAAATCGTTGGGGGAAGATTATGGATGGCCACGCGCTCCTTGACCAGTTTAACAATCTTGTTAATAAGAAAATTGCTGCATAATAATACGTAAACAAATATCAAGGAGGTATATATATGCATAGTAGAATTTTTCAAGTAAGTATGGAACCTATAGAAGAAGAAAATTACATTTGTGAAGCAGAATACTGCGATCACTGGTTCACAAGAGAAATTGCGAATTATGTGAGTGATGATTGCGATAGAGATTGGGATATTAAACAACTCGCAAATATAGCAAAGGGATATTCAGTCGGCGAAGATGATAACGGAGAGTACATTATTATCACAAACAAAGAAGAATATTTTTCATATGCTTATGTAAAATTCATGGAAGCACTTAATAAAATTGGAAAGCCAACGCTTGAAGAATTTACAAATGGAATTAGTTTGTGGAATCTTGACCAAGCAATTGAAGATCAATTTGGATTTTATGTAGATGCGGACGGAGAACTAATGACGTTTGATGCTTTCATTCGCCGATGTGCAATTAATGAAAAATACTATATTGGTGGTACGATTGATTATAATTTTTAACAATACAAAATGAATTAGAAAAGGAGATAAAAATTATGGGTACTCGTGGATGTTACGGATTTAGAAAGAATGGAATGGACAAACTGACTTATAATCACTTTGATAGCTATCCTGATTGTCTTGGACGTACTATGGTGAAGTTTTGTAAGGCAACATCAATTTCTGAACTAAATGAAATCTTTGACAAACTTATTCTTGTTAATGAAAGTGCAAAGCCTACCGCAGAGCAGATTGAAGAATGCAAGCAGTATTATGACGGAAACGTAAGTAGGCAAACCGTTGAAGATTGGTATTGTTTGCTCCGTAACGCACAGGGAGATCTTGATGCGTACAAAAATGGTCTGAAGTATATGATTGACAGTTGCGGTTTCATTAAGGATAGTTTTTGGTGTGAGTATGCATACATCATTAATCTTGACACAGACGAATTTGAATTCTGGGTTGGAGACCAAGACAAACCTGATATCTATAACAGGTACGGAGTTGAAAGAGACGGAAATTATTATCCCTGCAAGATGATGGCAAGTTATCCACTCATCACAATCTCCCTTAGCGAATACTCAGTACGGGATTTTGTGAATTACATGAATAAGGCCAAAAAAGAAGCAAAGTAAATAAGAGAAGCTGTGCTATCTGGCTATACGGGCTATTAAAGGAGGTGATAATGTGCAAGATAGACTGCTAGAAAAAATGTTTGAGATGCCTCGTTGGGAAACACTAATTGAAAAGGCAGATCTCAAAGGGATAGATAAAGGTGAACTTAGACAAATGTGCAAACCTGAAATTCGGTTGGCAATTTACAATGCAATTAAAAATGAAACAATTGAATTCGCACCAAGCCACATGGCACAAATTCCTAAAGATACTCCCGGAGAATACAGGATTGTGTTTGTAGGAGAGAATGTAGACAGATGCATTCAAAGTCTTATTAACGACTGCTTGTTTGAACTGTTCCCGGAAATGATCCACCCTTCATGTAAGTCTTATCAGAAGAATTTAGGCACAGGCAAAACGGTGAAAGAATTGTCCTCAATTCTTGCAGACACAAAAACAGAAATCGTTGGTGTCAAGAGTGACTTCCACCATTATTTTGATACGGTTAATCTTGAAGCGATCATGAATGTATTTGATATTATTGAGTCCAAGCTAGGGTTCGAAAAAGGAACTGAACCCGTAATGAACTTGCTTCGTAAAGCTTGGAATAATAATATGGTATTTGATTTGGATGGAAACCTAATTGAACAGTATTGTGGTATCCGTCAAGGTAATGCCGTTGGATCATTTCTTGCTGATGTTATCTTGTATGAACTGGATGACTTCATGAGTAAGAAGTACAAATTCTATTGTAGGTACAGCGACGATTGTGTAACTCTTCATGACAATCCAAATGAAGTGATTGATGATATGAATAGAATCATTTCTAAATATGGAGTAAGTTTGAATCCGAAGAAAGTAGAGGTGCTACGCAAAGATAGATGGATTAAGTTTCTTGGCTTCAATATCAAGGGAGATAAGATTACATTATCTAAGTCTCGTGTTAAGAGTTTCCAAAAAGAGATTGAAGCACGCACCATCAAGCAGCGCAACGTCTCCATGAAACGAGCACTCAATCAAGTGCAATCCTATCTCTATAAAGGAGACGGTAAGTTCTCATGGGCTACTTCAGTGCTCCCCATTATCAATGTTCAAAAAGATATTGACACTCTTAACACATTTATTATGGATGCCATCAGAGCTTGCGCAACCAATAAGAAAAAGATTGGAGGTCTTGGAAGCGTAAATGATAAAGAAGATTACACTATTTTAAGGGGGACTGGAAAGAATGTAACAGCTAATAAGAATAAGACAGACAAGGAAATTGAAGGACTTCTAAGCCTTGGTTGTATGAGAAATGCGTTGCTTACAAATCGTGCAGTATTCGATACACTTGTAAGGCAAATGTAGCATCATCCGCAGTGCAGCGGTAAATTACAAAGTAATATAATTCAATAGAAGGCGTGCATAAGCCTGCCAGCTCAGATGCTCTAACAGCCCTATCGTGCCAACGAGCATCGAGCTCACAGGCAACACGCCTCTAACATGAAACAATTAAAGTTATGCACTGATGTTATTGAGTAATTTAAACAATCAAAGGAGGTAACAATGACAATTCTTAATGAACTAGTTGAAAGAGTTTCAAATGGAGAAACGTTCCATATTGACTTTGAAAAGCGAACGATGAAAGTTGGCAATGGATTTCTAATCAAAAATGGAGAATATGATACTTCAAGGTATTTGTTCAGTATGGAAGATGATTCTTATTTTACGATTGACATTATTCTTCAAATGATTGACTGTTTGTATAAAAGATACAAGTACTCCATACCAAGCAAAAGGAGTGATAATAAAAGAAAAGTATATTTTAAGGCATGTTCTATGACAGAAATCCCGGATGACATATTACTTGCCGCAGAAAGGAGAGAAATTGCACAGAGCAAACTTGAAGGATTTATCTTGTGCATGATTCTTGAGGGTAGGTTTGTATGGGATGAAAAGAAACTCGGCAAATGGTTTTATCAGTCAAATGAAGATTCTGACCTAGTAATTCTTAGAAAATGGATTGAAGGAGGAATTTAATGAGTAAACTTAAAGATTTAACAAATCAAACATTTGGCAAACTAACTGTTAAATGCAGGGGCCCAAATAATAGAAACGGCAATGCGCAATGGTGGTGCGAATGCAATTGTGGAAATCCAAAATGGAAACTAATAGTCAGTACAAGACTAACTAGCGGTGAAACAAAATCGTGTGGATGTCTTCAGAAAGAAATTGCATCTGCGACACATAGTAAACCAAATAAATATGATTTGTCTGGCTTATACGGTATTGGATATACATCACAACCAGATTCTTATGGTAGATATGAATTTTATTTTGACCTAGAGGACTATGATAAAATTAAAAATTATACATGGAGGTTTAGTAATGATTATTTAAGAGATACAAAAGATGGAAATATTGCAATGCATCAAATTATTTTACCAACAGAAGATGGTTTTGTTGCAGACCATATACATGGCGAAAAAAGTAAGAATGATAACAGAAAAGAAAATTTGCGAATAGCAAATCAGAGTCAAAATTTAATGAATACTAAAAAAAGAAAAGATAACACTTCAGGTGTGAAAGGAGTCTATTGGAGAAAGGATACGAATAAATGGACTGCGTTTATATGGGTTGATAAAAAGCATATTTCACTTGGATGTTTTGGAAATTTTGAAGATGCAGTAAAGACGCGAAGAGAGGCTGAAGAAAAATATTTTGGTGAATTTAGTTATGAAAAATCTCAAACCATAAATATTGAAGAGTAAGGAGAGTTGATTATGAATAAAAATGAAAGAATTGAAAAATTGAATATGGCTGGTATCAATACTGAAAAATATTTTACTCTTAATGTAAGTGAATGTATTCCAGCAGGCGCAAAAATTCAATTGCTTGGTGGTGGACGAACATTGTCCCTTACTCATAATGGAGAAACGTGGTCTTGCTTGAATAAATAACAGGAGGAATAAGAAAAATGGATAATATGAAATTTGTATTTGACAGTGACGGAAATAAGATTTTTTATCAATCTGCGGTGGATCTTATGGACGACGATATTAGAGAAGAATTCCATGCAAAACTCGCACCATGTACCGAACAAGTTTTCTTTGATGAATATGTCAAGGCACATAGGGAAAAGTTCAATGAAGATTTTGTTGTAATGTGAGGAGAAGTAATATATGTTTTATTATTTGACAAGGTATTCATTCGATGCAGCAAAAGATGTTATTGGACCATTTAAAACGGAAGATGAGGCGTGGAAAGCCGCAAATGACGATGCAGATAATGAATGCAGAATCGATACGGAGAACGGATGGACTACGGATATGTACGTCCATGAAGGCAACAAAGAAATTGAATTGATCAATTACTATAATGGTAATGAATGCATTACAGAATATATTGTATTTGAACTGTAAGATTTGGAGGTAAGTAATATGAAGCATGAACAGAATTTTACAATGAGCAGGCAGGAGTACATTGATTTTCTTGCAAATAAGAGTAACGAAATTAATATGAAAAATAATAATAGCAAAACTGGAGCAGCTTGTCTTAATCTTGCATTCCCTGTATGTACTTGCAGATCTGATGCACCGTGCAAGGCAACCTGCTACGCTTGTAAAGGATGTCAAACGATTGCAAACGTACAGGCTGCGTATTATAGAAATCTGAGACTGTATCATGATGATCCGGATAATTTCTTTGAACAGGTTTATTGTAAGGTCAAGTTCTCCGGACTTCCTAAAGTGCGTGTTTTTGATAGCGGTGACTTTCCAGATGCGGATTTCTTAGTAAGACTTGTGGAGCTGTGCCGTAAAACTCCAAATACAAAGTATATGGCGTTTACAAAACAGTATGAAATTGTAAACGATTACATTACAAAAAACGGAAATCTCCCTGATAATTTGAATATTATGTTTTCTGCTTGGCATAAATTGTGGAACGTACCTAACCCGTATGGTCTTGGTGTGGCATATGTAGATTTCGATGATAAGAGCCTGAATCCTGAGTTCCCTAAGAACGTATTTGTGTGCCCTGGTAGAGCATCTACTTGTTCGGCTTGTGGTGCGTGTTGGAATAAGAAACTCACGGCAGTACTGTTTCACCAACATTGATAAGACAACACAAAATGAATGGAGATGATAATTATGCTTAAGAATTATGTGCCGTCAAAATGGTGTAAAATCACAGAATATCAGCTTGTGTTTGATGACCGTCGTCACAACGGATTTGGTTTCCCATGTGATGCAAATGGAAATCTACTACAAAATGAAGAAGAGAATCCAGAAGCTTATAAAAATTTGCGCTGGTGCCTTGAACACCCAAATGAATTTGAACGATTTAATGAAGTTGTAAAATATACTCGTAATGTAAGAGATGATGCCCACGGAACCTGTCATTGTGGCAACGAAGTGTATCTGTATAATCAATATCATGGCGCTTGTCAATGTTCAGAGTGTGGACAGTGGTATAACTTATTTGGCGAAGAACTTTTGCCGCCAGAAGAATGGATTGAGGAGGAAAATTAAATGAATACTTTTGATATTTATCAGATTGAAAACGCATTTGAAATTGGTCGTCACATTCAAAATATGATTGATTGTGAGCTGATTGAAATTGATGATAGCAAGGATGCATTTTCATTTGCTCTAAAGTTGGCGATTGATTTTGAAAAAGAATACCATGATACAGACGATTATTATGGAGATCTCGAAGAGTTTGTAACATATCATGCGCTTAAAGAATATGGAAAGGAAAATAAGTATGAAAATTGAAAATCTTATTTCTAAATTGCAGGATGTACAGCATGACTATCCTAATGCGGATATTCGTTTTGTTACTATAAGCGGTCTAAAATGGTTTGAAACTTTCTTTCTTCATTTTGGTTCTGATGAAGAAAATAATGTAGTTGAAATGATTTTTGATACGGAGAAATAAAAATGAAACATATTGAAGCAACAAGCAATGACGGATGCTACATCAAAGTATCTGATGATGAAACGGGTAAGGATATTGGAATTTATTGTAACAATGTAGATCAGACAAATGATTTTATTATTAAGCTTGCTGTGGAGCTTTTGAAAGGAGAATGAAACGTGAAAGTTTTTAAGGGATATAAATTATTTGAAATGAGAGATGACAATAAGTTGTTTCCACTATTTATCGATAAAACAAAAGAAACGCATATGAATGAATGGGTAATGGCTGAAATTATTAATTATCACCCATCTTTTTCACACAGACCAGGGTGGCATATTGGAAGTAAGCTTCCAAGTGCGCCGTGGCTTATGAGCGCTGATGGAACTTATAAGTCTCAGCGTGGGAAAAGATTTCGTCGTGTATGGTGCGAAGTAGAATATGTTGCGGACATAGATTACACAAGCGAAGTAGAAAAGTTGCCGAAGAAGTGTTTTACAGATAGACTTCCAGATGGTGGCTTTTATAATTTTAAAGAAAGTGGAAATAGACTGTGGATTATTGCGGACAGAATTAAAATCATTCATATTCTTACCGAAGATGAGCGTCAGCGAATTCTAAAGGAAATGGATTACGATGAACCCACAGCGTTCGAACCGTACAGGAAAGCATTTGAAAAGAGAATGAAATTGACTTAAATATTCCAAATATTTAAAATTATCAGTCTTGACAATACGAAATGAATGAGTTACAATATACGTAATTCAATAGTAAATCGTTAATGAAAAGAGGTATACTATGGAATGTTTGTTCAACTGTGAATCTAATAACTGCTGTGCGTACTGCAAGCACCATCACGCGTCAATGACCGTGCGGCAGATGAAAGTAAAGGAATGTCTCCAGAAGGAGTGCCGCCATCTCGTAAAAAATACGGAACATCAATATTGGCGGCAGAGAGAACTGACTAAGCAGAAAAGGAAACTGCGTAAATTGGCAATTAATGCATTTGTGTCAGCGAATGCATAATAAATGAGGAAGTAAAATGATTATCAAAATTTTTAAAATTTCTACGCAAGAGATGGTGACTATTCCAAATAAAGAATGTCTATGTGATTTTATCAATCAAGAAACGGGAAAGAATCCAGATAGCAAACTAACAATTTTTAAGCTATTAAAATATTTACCAAGGGAAAACTATTATCGGGTGAAATAATGGAGAGGATGTATGAAGACATATAGGTTGTGTTCGTTTAATGGATATGTCACCAGTGGAAGCTATTTTGTATACAAAGGAAAAAAGTACGGAGAATTCACGGAAGTCAGATTTACCGATGAATTTTATAAGCAAAATATAAAACCGGCAAATATGACAATAGGAGAAATACTTGGTCATGAGTACGCCAAGACTAGAAATTTTGTCGGCGTCGGAAGTAAAAATGAAAAAGAAGTATATTTCTTTAGAAACCACCAGCAATCTTGGACCAGCGAGGAGTATTTTAATCTTATCCCGGATAGAGATATTAAAGAGATTATTACACCCACCTACTATATGGAACCAAGAGAGTTGGTAAAGTTTCGCTTAAAAAATGGAACTTGGTTTAATTATATTTGGAAGCAGACATTGATCTATGCGCTCTGCCTGTTGATATCGCCACTCTTCAATCAATGGTATTTGATTTGGGCGACAGGATTGTATCTGTATTTGCGGTTGTGCTATATTGAATTATCGAAAGGAGAGGTCTGGGTTGAGTGGTAGAATCGAAAAAGAAAACGAAGCTAGAGAAAAAATGGAAAAGAAACTAAAAGATTTACCAGAGATTTTTTCATTATTTTATAATTGGATGGATGCCCGTGACAAAACACATACTACTATGAACAATTATATTAATCATGTAGTAAATTTTATGGATTTTGTTACAAAAGGAAAAAGAAAAGACGAGTTTTATAAAAATGTTACGGATGACGATATTGAAAGATATATGGTTTCAATTCGAAGAAGAGTTGTAAATGATGAAGAAGTGGAGGTTGGTGATGATATTCGTGCAGCGAAATGGTCGTCACTAAATACTTTTTTTAAGTTCTTGAGCCAGAAAGATTATATAACTAATAATCCAATGCTAAAAACTGAACGACCAAGAATAAGAACAGAACATGCAGTGACATATATGGCACCAGAAGAAATTAAATCAGTATTTGAAAGAATTGCAAAAGAATCTAGACCTATGCTTAAAAATAGAGATGCATGTGTAGTTGCAATTGGGTTGAGTACTGGGCTTCGTGTTTCTGCAATTGTTAATATTGACATGTGTGATATAAGTTTTAAGGAAAACACAATTAAAGTAATTGAGAAAGGTAGGAAAAGCAGATTTATTAGATTCGAAGATACACTAAGAAGTCTTATATTGGCTTGGATGAAGGATAGAGAATTGTATTTTAATGGAGAAGAAGATGGGCCGCTATTTATTAGTCAGCAAAAAAATAGAATGTCTGTAGATAGTGTTCAGGAAATAATTAAAAAATATACAACGCATCTTCCTAAACACATTACACCCCATAAATTAAGAAGTTCCGCTGCAATGAATCTATATGGAGCAGGAGTTGATGTTTTGACTATAGCGTCTGTACTTGGGCATGAAAATGTAGCTACAACGCAAAGATATGTAGAGGCGTATGAAAGAAATCAGATTAATGCCTCAAAAATTCTTGATGAAATTATTAATAAAACAACGGAACAATAAGTGTCTTCCACGCATTATCAGTTGATAATATGAATATTCATAATATATAATAATCCACGAAGGGTGGCAATACAAATGTATCAATCTGAAATGAAAGAAGGGTTTATAGAGGACTATTTACGAAGCCGCTTTGTAGCAAGAACTTCATTGAATAGTCTATTTAAAAAAACAGAACCATTTGAAAAAGAAAATGGAAAAGATTGCAGTCAGTTTAATGAAAATGAAATATTAAAAATGTATACAGAGTTTAATGCAAAAACTATTTATGTACTTATGAACTACAATACAATTTTAAAGGCATACTGTGCATGGAAAAAATATTACCATAAAGAAAATACAACTAATGCGTATAATAATTTAACTATCGAAATGCTAAAACCATGTGTGCCTCAAAATAGTGTAATGTTTTTAAGTCGTGAAGAAATAACTAATATTGAGAATCAAATATATAATTGGACTGACAGAGCAATTATAGAATGTCTTTGGGAGGGTATTTCTGGACCGAGTATGATTGATTTAGTAAGTATTAATCAAAAGATGATCGACACTGAAAATAAGATATTATATTTTCCAGACGGACGACTAGTAAAATTAACTGACAGGTTGTACGATTTACTAACTAAAGCATTTGATGAAAAAGAATATGTGTGCTACAGCAAAGATTTAATGGTTATTAAGCTTAATGGAGAAAATAAACTATATAAAGAACTTGAAAATGCACATGCGCGTGATTCAAATGATAAGTATTTTAGATGGGTTTATAGAAAAGTCAGAAACTGTAGAGATCATGTTGGTATGCCGGGGCTGACAATGAAAAACATTCAAACTAGTGGGATGTATTATTATCTATGCCGAGGGATACAAGAAACGGGGCTCGATTTAAGAAGTTTTTTAAAGTCTGAAGATGGAGAGTGCTTGATGGACAAATATGGTTTTCAATCAAAATATCGTGTAGATAATGTATATCATCATTTTCAAGATTATATTTAATTAATAGCTTCAGGGGGTAGGGTATGTTGCCGAAATATATTATAAAAGATTTTATAGACCAATTCAGCATTTTAGACATTAAAAAGGCAAATGTACAAATTAGACATAGTTTTTATGGGAATCAAAAATCAAACCAATGCGATATTTGTCCATTTGTAGATGAAGATCGTATTGGTTTTATTAAAGATGATGGAGAGAAAGTGTATATAACATTTGATGAATTGTGTGAGGTTGGCATTGATAATGAAGGATGCTATCTTAAAAGTGATGTAATGGAATTATATATTAAATACATTTTTTAAAAAGTGAGAAAGAGGCTTGACAAGTCTCTTTTTTTATGTTATAATGCTTAACGAAGAGGAAGGCAATACAAAATGAATGGTATTGAGACAAAAAGAGAGGAGGCCAAAAATGAGTAATGAGTATAGATTTAAAAAAGAAAAAATGCTGCCACATTCAATGTCAAACATGTGGAATTATATATACGGTCCAACGTAATATTCCGTTTGAGGAGATGTATGTAAAGGCAAATTGCCCTAACTGCGGGATCGTAACAGAGTTGAATTTGGGTGACAATGAAAATGATGTGTATGTTTTCATGAATGAAAATGTTGATCCGAGGTATTATTGATAGTACGAAATGAATGAGGGAATACAAACATGAATGAGATTCAAGTTTTTGAAAGTGAAAAATTTGGACAGATAAGATCTGTAATTATTGATGAAGAACCATGGTTCGTGCTTAAGGATGTGTGTAATGCATTCGGTGAAACGAATTATAGGCGCGTTTCTTCTAGATTGGCTGATGACGAAAAGGGTGTGTCGCAAATTAACACCCCTGGTGGAATGCAAAATATGACTGTGATTAACGAATCTGGAATATACACAGCATTGTTTGTTATGCAACCAGAAAAAGCACGTGGTGTAGACGATGAATATATTGAAAAGAGACAAAATGAACTTAAGACATTTAAGCGATGGGTAACTCATGATGTTCTCCCTTCAATTCGTAAACATGGCATGTACGCTGTAGATGAAGTCCTTGCAAACCCAGATATGTTAATCAATGCACTTCAAGCGCTTAAGAAAGAGCGTGAGGAAAAAGCACTCCTTAAGCAAAAGAATGAAGCACAAGCTCTTTTGATTACGGAAATGCAGCCGAAGGTAAGTTATTACGATAAGATTCTTCAAAGCAAATCAACTGTGTCAGTTACTCAGATCGCTAAGGATTATGGAATGAGCGCGGTGAAGTTCAATTCAATTCTACATGGTCTTAAAGTGCAATATAAACAAGGCGATATGTGGATGCTATATCAGAAATACGCCAATAAGGGATATACAAAATCAAGAACATACACTGTAAGTGACGACGTTAGTAGAATGGGCACATATTGGACACAGAATGGTAGAAAGTTTTTGTATGATATACTGAAGAAAAATGGAATCCTGCCTGAATGTGAACGAAACTAATAATGACAACACAAAATGAATGACATGAAAAGGAGATAAGAATTATGGTGTATGATGGAACTAATAACTCGGAGCTGATTGTGTTTCATACGGTGGAAGATTCGGATTATAAGCACTTCATTGAACTGTATAAGGACATGAATTCACAGGTGCTTTCGGTTGGTTGCTGTTGTGATCGCGATTGGGGCTATAAGTTTTTCATGACTAGTAATTCGGACTATGAAAGAATTAAATTCAACATCATGGAGGCCGTTTTTGAATGTGAAGATGTTGATGAACTGTTGGACACTTTGGATGAAATTTTTTGTGATGGTTTTAGCGATATCATGCTTGAAAATGAGTGTGGAGGCCATTGTGACTGTTGCGATGAGAATGATAATAATGAAAAGAATGTATATTTTTTAAACGAAAATAATAAGTATTTGAATTGACGAAAAGGAGAGACGTAATTATGGCAGAGAGACTACACGAACTTAAGCAGACTACAAGTACTGTACAGCTTCGCGGCGTAATCACTGGTACTAAGAGTAATAGATTTTATAAGAGCGGCACCGGTAAGAATGGTGGTGCATGGAATGCAATTGAAATGGGTGTGAAAATTGCGGAAAACGAAACAGTATACGTAAAGCTGAACGGGTTCCCTCGTCCTGAAGTATTTTACTATAAGAAGGGCGAAGGTAAGGCCAAGGGAGACACTCAAAAGGTGGCGTGGAAGAACAGACACAAGTCTCCGGGAGAGGGATATCGTCTAATTGGTGTTAATATTAGCACTGGCAAGGATGAAAACGGAAAGAATATCAATAAGAGTTTTACAGAGTATGATGCTGTTGAGTGGATACACGAAAACATTCACGACGGAGATAGTGTTCTAATTAGAGGCAGTCTTGAGTTTTCTTATTATACTGATAAGAACGGACAGACTCGTAGAAAGGTAGATATTGTTCCGAATCAGATTTCTTATACAAATGAGCCGATTGATCTTGACGATCCAAATTGCAATACGATGGCAGAATTTGAAAATGTGATTGTTTTCTCGTCTATTGACAAAGAAGAAGATGAGAACGGGAAGGCAACTGGAAGATTTGTCCTAAGTGGATATTCTATTGGGTACAACACCGTTGAGCCTGTGTCTTTTATCATTGATGCAGAACACGCAAAGGTTGCGAATGCAATTAAGAAGAAGATGCGTCCGGGCAATGCAATTAAGACATATGGCAGAGTAGTTATCAAGAATAATATCGAGACGGTTGTAGAGGAAGATCCTTGGGGCTCTACTGAAACTTCTCCGTTTGAAAGAGTTGTTGGGCCCACAATTAGAGAGTATGTTGTGTATAAGGTAGACGGAAGCACCTTTGATACGGAGACATATTCTGAGGAATCTATTGCGCAGGCACTGCGTAAGATTAAGGCTGCAAAGACTGCCAAGGAAAACTTTGGTGAGAAGCCGAGTGCGGCGGTTAATGATGATACTGATGACTGGGGCAGCGATGACGACGATAGTCTAGATGACGAAGCTCCATGGTAAGGTAAATAAGGAGTGGGCGTAAGCTCACTCCTGATAATACAAAATGAATGAGATGATGATTAATGTTAGAAATAGCAGATGATGTCATCATTGAGGAGCAAGAAGAGAAACAAGTAGATGATGAAAAATATGTAGAGATAAGAGAACCATATGGGTTTATTTACATAACTACTAATATTGTAAATGGTAAACAATATTTGGGGCAAAAAACATTTGATAGAAAATGGAAAGATTACATCGGTAGTGGCATTGCATTTAAGGCGGCAGTTAAAAAATACGGAAAAGAAAATTTTATAAGAAATATTGTTTTTATATGTTATTCTGCGGAAGAATTAAATCAGATAGAGTTTGAACTTAGTGTATTTTTAAACGTTGTTGAGTCTGATAATTGGTATAATATGGTTTATGGTGGTGGGACTACATCGGGGATAATTGTCTCTAAAAAGACACGAAAGAAGTTGAGTGAGGCACGTAGAAACAATACTATACTACATCCAGAATATGATGCTTACCACAGTCAAAAAATGATTGAATTTCATAAAAAACACCCTGAAGCGAAAGAAAATAGTAGTAACAGGCTTAAACAGCTATGGCAAAATTCAGATTTTATTATAAAAATGGAGCAACACCGCGAAGGGTATTGGAGTGACGAGAACAATCATACAAAACGTAGAGAAATATTAAAAGAAATATGGAAAGATCCAGATGTTAAGGAGATTAGACTTCGTGGATTAAGAGAGTGGAATGCACAGTCAAATAACCACGATATTAGAAGTGAATTGTCAAAACGCAACTGGGATAAGCCAGGTTATAGAGAAGCACAAATTTTAAGAAATACTGGAAGCGGAAATCCAATGTATGGTGTTCGTAGGTATGGGATTGATAGCACAAATTTTATACCAGTATATTGTATAGAAATGCACAGGATATTCTGGGGAGCGACTCAAGCAGAGAATGAACTACATATTAAAGGTTCTGATATAGCGCAATGCTGCAAGGGAAGGCGTGGGCATAAGTCTGCAGGGAAGTATCCAGTTACAGGTGAGAAACTACAATGGAAGTATGTTTATGATCAAGCTAGTAACAATGGAACTATCATCAAAGGTGCAATAACACTTGGCTACATAACAGAAGAAGAAGTTAATAATTATTTAGACAGTTTAAGACAGAAAGGAAATGATATAAATGGCACTATGGAAGAAGAATGAAGTATCCGTTGATTTAACACATTATCGTCATTATTGGAGGGCACCAAAGAAGTGGGGAAAGACAACCCTATTTGCAAATCTAGCTCTTGAACTTTATGGAGATATGGGAAAATCTCTACTAATTAGCTGCGGAAATGAACGAGGATATTCCGCTCTAGATGGGTTGGTATACGTAGATTGCCCCGAATGGTCAGCCTTAACGGAAGTTATTGATGAACTGGTCGAGAATAAAGAAGATAACGAGTTTAAGCTAATTGGTTTTGATACCGTTGACGAGCTTGTGGCTATGGCACAGCGAGAGGTTATTAGGCTCGAATATCGTAAGAGTGGCGAACGTAAGGAATTTAATGCGTGCCTTGGTGGATATGGTGCTGGACGTAAGAAAGTAGAAGATCTAATCAACGCAATTATTACAAGACTTGGAGATAGCGGATATGGTTTGATTTTCATCGGTCATACAAAAATCCGTGATATTAAAGAAAAGAACGGCGATGAATACCAGATGCTTACTTCTAACTTGTCTAGCGATTATGATGGTATTTTTGCTAACAAGGCAGATATTTGTATGATGGGTACAATCGAAAAGAATATTGATGGTGGTTTTGTACAGGACGCAGAAAGGTTTATGGTTTTTCGCGGAGACGGTTACATTGACGCAGGTGGTAGATTTGCGGATATCGATTCTAAGGTAGAAGTCTCTGCAAAGAATTATATTAAGACTGTAACTGATGCAATTAGAAGGTCGATTAAATCTCATGAGGTAACTGATGAATATATCGAAAAGAAGATGAAGCAGGAACAGCAGGAGCGTGAAGAATATTACCAGGCGAATAAGGAAAAACTTATGCAGGACGAACCTGATATTGGAAACGTAGAAGATGAAATTGAAAAATGTAAGGAACTTCAGGCACAAATTAAGTCTGCTATTAACGACCTAGATGCTGGTACAAAGAAGAGTATGCAAACCAAACTCAAGGATTCCGGCCTACCAACAGCCTTCAACAAGGTAGCCGACGTAGACATCCTTAAGCAAATCCTCGACATTGTGTCGGCTTAATAAAGTACATAAGGGAGACCTACGAGTCTCCCTAAATTTTTTATATGCGCGTGCTTGACAATACGAAATGAATGGATTATAATGTTTCCAGAATATGGAGGTGGACAGCGTGGTAGACGTGAAATGTGCCGAGTGCGGGAAAACAATAAAAGTTGAAAGAAACAAGATTGAGAATGTATTGCAATTTAAAGGGAAATATTATCATTCTGGGTGCTTTAAGGCGCTTGTATCAAAGCGAGTAGCTTCAGGTCGTGGCAAACCAGAAATGTGGAGTGCCGCATTGGATAAAATGTCATCACTGGAAGCGGAAACGAAGTCTAAATTAGAGCATCGTTTTTATAGCGACGAATTGAATGAATGGCTGCTGAACCATTATGATATTAGCATCGTACCGGGAGCATTCTGGCAGGTCATTGCAAGTCTAGAAAGTGGAACTTACAAAGGAAAAAGGTGTAAGCCCATGAGTATTGGCACTTTGTTGGAATGCTGGAAATGGGGACAAAAGAAATTAGATGAAATTAAACAGTATAATAAGGTAAATCATAAAGGCCCAGATAATGACAACGCAAGATTGATGTATGATTTAGCAATCTTGATTGGCAAGATGCCTAATTATTTGGCTTATAAGGCAAAGCAAGAGGCTGCAGAAGCTGAAAGGCAAAGAGAAATGAAAGAGAAAGTTAAAATTGATTATAATGATATAGCATGTCGCGCAGAAGTTAAAAAAGAAGGATTAGATGATATTTCTGATCTGCTAGATGAATTCTTTTAAGTAGGTGGCAATAATGGGAAATGAAAATAATATCGTTATCGAGAAGAGTAATGTGCAGGCAGAGCTCCTTTTTGTAGGCTCATTTTATAAAAAGACAGATCTATATTTAAGCTACGGCAAAAGCATCAAGTCTAAATATGATCTTTCTGACAATGCAACTCGGTTTTTCTACGACATGTTTGAGGAGTATTATCTTACATTTAGTCAAGATGTAAGTGAAAACAAGGTAAATAATTTCGCAACTCAAAACATGGAGCGCCTTAAGCAGTACAGATCTTATGGAGGATGGAAAACAATTAAGTCTATGATGGATCTATCAGATCCTCAAGATTTTAAAAACATATATAATACGGTAAAGAAATATTCTCTTGTGAGAGAGTATGAGCATAACGGTTTTCCCGTAGAAAAGATTTTATCTAACGAAAGATTCCAGTATATGACCCCAAACGACATCTATAGATTGATGCGGAGTAAGGCAGATAAAATTAACACAATAATTAATGTAATTGATGAGCCAATAATTATGACGCAAGAGGCAAAGAAAACTATCGATAGTTATTTGACTGCGCCACAATTTGGGTGCCAAGTCCATTGGAAAGGGTATAATGATTATTTCCGTGGATTGCTAAGTACTAACGTATTGTTTCAGGGATTTTTGGCCAACGAGGGTAAGTCTAGAAATATTGTTAATCTAATTTCATATACAGTGCTAGTTAAAAAGAAGAAATTTATGCTTCTCTCAAATGAGATGACTCATACATCCATTTTTAATTGTTTTATTGCAACTGTATTGAATTGTGCAGAATTTAAAAAATTGCATGGTGTTGGACTTATGAAACCCGAAAAGGAAATTACCATGGGGCTATATAGAGACGATAAAACTCATGAGTTTATTGAAAGAGGCATTGACAATGATGGGAATTATACTGAATCTGAAGAGTCGTTTTTGAACAGAGTAAAAGCTACAAAAGAGTATAAAGATGTTGCTTACGTTGCCAAATGGCTAGAAGAACAAATCGATGGTAAGTTTTATTTCACCGACATTACAAGTGATTATAGTGAAGAAGCAATTGAGCTAGAAATGAGACGAGCCAAATTAATTTATAATTGTGAATATGTTGCATTGGATACTCTCAAGGCATATGGAGAAGAACATTGGGAACAGGTTAAAAAGCTAGCAACACGTGTAGTTGAGGTCACAAAGGAGCTTAAAATTTTCACGGTTTGCTCATTCCAGTTGACGGATGATTCGTTGTTCTGCGACATATTTGATCTATCTAGTAATAACATTTCTGCAGCAAAGGGTATTAAACATCCTGCAGATCTTCTTGTGCTTGGCAAAAAGATTGCGCCAGAAGAATATCATAAATATCAATATAATTCTTATGACGACGATTTAGAAGATACGTGGGGAGAACCTGAGCCAAAAGATTTAAATTCCAACAAGAAATATTTTGGAATAAAAATCGATAAAAATAGGTTAGGTGAACGAGGACACGTTTTGTTGTTTGAATATGATTTGAATTATAATATTTGGAATAATATCGGGATTTTAAAGAAGAAGCAATCATAAAATTTTGAATTGACAACTTTTCAAAAAAGTTGAGATCACGGACTAGTTAGACAATACAAAATGAATGATAATAAAAATAATGGAGATATGAGACATGCTAGAAAGAAAACATGGAAAGTATTATACATGCAAAAGACTTAAACTGCTGCAATATTTACTTGAGCATGGATATGAACCAATTAAAATAATTCCAGATGTAAATGACTGGCGATATAAGAACTGGGTATTTGAAAACACCGGCGCGGATTTCGAACAGTGCGTAAATCACTATTTTGAAAATCTAAAGGCAAATTAAATAACAGAAATAATAATGATAATAATAATAAGGAGTTTTAATATGCATGATTATATACCCAAACCAAAGAGTTGTTACTGTATTTAAACCAGATTGTTCTAAAGATTTTTTACAGATCAATAATCAGGAGTGGCAAGCTGCCGCTAGCACATTAAAAACTTATAGCGCATTTAAATTATACTTGTACTTTGCCAGCAATATGAACGGTTATTCTATTGCCCTTAGCCCTATAGCAATCGAAGAAGCAATTGGTATAAGTGAGAACACGTATCGCGCAGCATTTAAAGAATTATTAGAAT